GGACTTGATAACTATCGCGCATGTAGCGCCGCGTTAAAGCTTGATTTAGTGACCAAGCCTGAACTCTTGGAGCTCGACCAACAAGCTGCGCGTTCGGCTGCATGGTTCTACACATCAAAAGGCTGTATGGCCTACGGTGCCGATGTTTACCGTGTGACGCAGATTATCAACGGCGGCTTGAATGGTATCGATGATCGACAGCTACGTTACAACAAAGCGCGGGCGGCGCTGATGGTATGAATATCAACTTCAGCTGGCGAATGTTGACAATAGGTGTGTTGCTGGTGGCGTTAGTTGTCGCTGGGAGAATAGCGAGCCATTACCGCGATAAATACCAACAGGTGGATAAATCGTGGCAATTGAAATGGGCGCAGCGCGATAAAGTGGATTCTGATGCTCTAGCCCAGCGACAGGCAAGCGAACGAGCGGAAGAGCAACGCAGGCAACAGGCAGCAAATCAGGCGGTTAAAGATGCAGAGAAAGACAACGAACAGCTTAAAGCTGATGCTATTAATGCTAAGCGTTCTGCTGACGGGTTGCAGCAACAGCTCATACAGCTCAGGCAACAATTCGCAGACAGTGAAACCGGCAAGCTTTCCAGCGCTGCCAGCTCAAGCGCGTCAAAGTCCCAAGCCATCATATTGCTTACCGAGTTGCTCAGCGAATCTAACGAAGCAGCAAGAGAGTATGCAAAAGAGGCTGACCGTGCTTATCTCGCTGGACAAACCTGTGAGCGTATTTATGACAAAGTGAGCCGGCAGTAAGCATTACAGCAGGCACCCTGTGAGTGCCTGCGATGAGAGTTAATCTCTCATGAAATTCTCTCTCTCAATATCGTAGCCATCGCTTTCTTCACGACAGTTTTGACAGAGCAGTGCATCATAATAGCCTTGGTGCTCATATGCTTCTTCTAGTTCTGATTCCGAAAGGATTACTTGGCAATCATTAGGATATCCGCCCGGATCGCGAATGCCATCGCATGGATGAGTAAGAAAAGGTTCTAGAACCCTCTTTTGGGCTGTAGATAGGGAGTTAAAACCCTTATCAATAGCAAGTCTTGCGATCCCACTGACTTTTCCGTCTTCATCATGGAATGCATCACATGCGATCATTTGGGTTAGTAAAGATTCTTCGTGTGCCATAAATACCTCAAATTGATAACGAAGGATTACTATCCCATAACCATATAAGGAGAACTTAACGTTCATCATACTTTTGAGAAAATAAGTTATTTTTCAGATAGTCAAACATCACAAATGATAATGATACCCATTATTTAAAAGGTACTCCCGGCAGGGGGCCTTACCACGGGGCGGCGACCTCGCGGAAAACGCCTCATTTTTGGATTTTGATCTGCCATCACCACTACCTCAACATTTTGAAAATAATAGTTAAATTATTTTTCAGTGGTGAATGTGACTGTTTTTTGTTCATCACTGGAGTGGAGAATGGATAAAGAGTTAACAAATCTCACGCTCAATATCAGCCAACTTGCAGCACTTTCGGATGTTCATCGCCAAACAGTGACGGCGCGTCTAAAGAATGTGGCAACTTCTGGTGGGAATGAATCAAACCTTAAGCTCTATAAATTAACGTCGGTTCTCTCTGAACTGATGAAGATGCCAACGCCGGTTTCAGGTGATGACATGGCGCCGCAGGATCGCAAAGCTTGGTACCAGTCAGAACGTGAGAGGCTCAAATTCGAACAAGAGATAGGGGAGTTACTCCCCGCAAGTGATGTAGCACGGGAAATGGCGTCTATGGCCAAGGCGATGATCCAAGGTCTGGAAACCTTACCGGATATTCTTGAGCGTGATTGCGCGATGACACCATCAGCGGTGCTACGTGTTCAAAACATCATAGACGATATGCGTGATCAGATTGCCCAAAAAGTGGCTGATGCTGACACCTCAATGCCAGAGGAGGGAGAGCCAGAGGAGGCGTGATGGCGTCGCAGGTTACAGCCAGCGTATTACGTAAAAACACCTATGGATTACTGAGTGCGCCTCGGCGCATGCCTGTCGCGGATGCTGTTGCTCGGTATATGCGTGTCCCCGTTGGGGCGGGTAACTCAGTACCTTGGGACCCGAGGGTTGCGCCCTATATTGTAGAACCAATGAACTGCCTTGCCTCACGTGAATATGATGCGGTGATATTCGTTGGCCCTGCGCGAACTGGTAAAACAATCGGACTCATTGATGGGTGGGTTGTCTATAACGTAGTTTGCGATCCTTCGGACATGCTGGTTATCCAGATGACGCAGGACAAAGCGCAAGAGCATTCTAAAAAACGTCTTGCCCGAACATTTCGCTGCAGTCCAGAAGTGACTAAATGCTTAAGCCCACGCCGCAACGATAATAATGTTTACGATCGCGTGTTCCTCAACGGTAGCTACTTAAAGTTGGGTTGGCCATCGATCAATGTCATGTCCTCATCGGACTTTAAATGCGTGGCGCTAACGGATTATGACCGTTTCCCCGAGGATATTGATGGAGAGGGGGATGGTTTTTCTCTGGCATCAAAACGCACGACAACCTTTATGTCCGCGGGTATGACGCTGGTGGAAAGCTCTCCCGGCAGAGAAATAACCGATCTGAAGTGGAAACGAACATCGATACATGAAGCACCACCAACGACAGGTATTTTATCTCTCTATAACCGAGGTGATCGCCGTCGCTGGTATTGGCCTTGTCCTCACTGTGGTGAGTATTTCCAGCCAGCCATGAGCTCAATGAATGGCTACCGTGATAATCCCGATCCTGTCGTTGCCAGTGAATCAGCTTTTTTGCTTTGCCCTCATTGCGAGGGACATATTTTGCCCGCACAAAAACGCGAGTTAAATAATCTCGGGATATGGCTGATTGAAGGGCAGCGTATTGATCGGCATGGCGTGATTTCTGGCGAGGCGCGTCGATCACGTATCGCATCGTTTTGGATGGAAGGCCCCGCCGCGGCTTATCAAACATGGGCGCAACTGGTCTATAAATTACTGACTGCTGAGCAGGAGTATGAGCGAACAGGCAGTGAGGAAACGCTTAAGGCGGTTATTAATACGGACTGGGGATTGCCTTACGCACCACGCTCTAGCACCGAACAGCGTAAAGGAGAAAGCCTTAAGGCCCGCGCTGAGGAAGTGGCTAAGCGGACGGTGCCACCAGGAGTACGGTTTCTTGTGGCCACAGTCGATGTGCAGGGTGGTAAACACCGCCGCTTTGTTGTGCAGGTTATAGGTTATGGTGCTCATGGTGAACGGTGGGTGATTGATCGATTCAATATCAAGCAGTCAATGCGTGCCGGGCCAAACGGCGAGAGCCTCCCCATTGACCCCGCAGGCTATCTCGAGGATTGGGATTTATTACGTACTGATGTACTTGATAGAACGTGGCCCTTAGCGGCTGATCCCACAAGTCATTTGCCGGTGTTGGCGATGGCAGTGGATAGCGGTGGTGAGGATGGCGTAACGGGTAACGCATATGACTTTTGGCGCCAGTGTCGTCGTGATGGGGTGCATAAAAAAGTCTATCTCTTTAAAGGGGCGAGCCAGTCAAACGGTAAAATCATCAGCAAAACACTGCCTGATAATACCGACCGACCGAATCGTCGTGCAGAGGCCCGCGGGGATGTACCTCTTTATCTCTTACAAACGAATGCTCTCAAAGATCGAATCAATAACGCGCTATCGCGTGAAACGGTAGGGGCCAATTACATACATTTTCCTGAGTGGCTGGGTGAATGGTTCTATGACGAGCTGACCTATGAGGAGCGAAGTCCAGACGGAAAATGGACGAAACCGGGCAAAGGGGCTAATGAAGCCTTCGACCTCATGGTGTATGCACATGCATTGGTTATGTTGCGCGGGTACGAAAGGATAAATTGGGAAAAACCACCTCCTTGGGCGCGATCACTTGATGAATCCACACCTGTATTATCGCCTCGTCCCGCTCAAACTAAAACATCCGAAGTATCAACTCATAAGACAACACAATCACAGACTCAGCATGAGGCTACGGCCTCGGCGTGGGCGCCATCGACGACAGGAGGCTGGTTATGAATCAGACCGATATTGAAAACATGATCCAGTGCTATCTGGAAGCCGAGAAAACATTATTACAGGGGAAGTCGATCACCTTTAATGGACAGTCGATGACGATGGAGAACCTCAGCGAAATTCAGAAAGGCCGAATGTCTTGGGAGCGTCGTCTTGTGCAGTATCAAGCCAGCCAACGGGGACGGTCATCACATAAACTGGCGAGGTTTGTATGAGCCTATTAGATGAAGCCATTGGTTTAGTATCACCGGGCTGGAAAGCGGCACGTCTTAAATCTCGGGCGATGATCCGGGCGTATGAAGCCGTTACTCCGACAAGAACGCACCGTGCTAAACGTGAAAACCGCAATGCCAATCAGCTGACCCAATCAGGGGGGCGTTCGTTACGTGAGCAGGCTCGATGGCTCGATTGTAATCATGACTTGGTGATTGGTCTGTTGGATAAACTGGAGGAGCGTATTGTTGGTGCCCGCGGCATCATTGTAGACCCTCAACCCATTTTAAAAACGGGTTTGGTTGCCGATGAGTTAGCGAAAGACATTCGTGCGGCTTGGGCGGAGTGGTCTGTTGCGCCGGATGTTACAGGGCAGTTTACGCGCCCCGTGCTAGAGCGGTTGATGGCACGCACGTGGTTACGTGATGGTGAGGTGTTTGGGCAAATGGTGAGCGGGGCTGCAGCAGGACTAAATCCTACGGGCAACGTTCCCTTTTGGATCGAAGCATTAGAGCCTGATTTTATCCCGCTTGAGCTAAATGACGAGGGTAAGGGGATTTGTCAGGGTGTTGCGCTCAATGAGTGGGGGCGTCCGACAAAATACGTTGTGTATAAAACATTAACTCGTTTGGGCAGCGCGCAGGGAAACACGAAAGAAATCGCCGCAGACAGCATGGTTCATCTGAAGTTTATGCGTCGGTTGCACCAAATTCGTGGCAATAGTTTGCTCGCTGGGGTGCTGATGCGTCTAAGTGCACTCAAAGAGTATGAGGATGCCGAATTGACTGCAGCGCGTATTGCGGCGGCTTTGGGCATGTTTGTTAAGAAAGGCGATCCCCAAACCTACGGTGATAACGAAGGTTCAGGACCATCAGATGGGCCTCGAGAATTAGATATCCAGCCGGGCATGCTTTTTGATGGACTACAGCCCGGCGAAGATATTGGCATGATTAAATCCGACCGACCGAATCCCAACCTAGAAACTTTCCGTAATGGCCAACTGCGAGCGGTTGCAGCCGGAAGCCGTGGAAGCTTTTCCAGTATTGCCCGTAACTACAACGGGACTTACAGCTCACAGCGCCAAGAGCTGGTGGAATCGTTTGAGGGCTACAGCATTTTGCAAGATGCCTTTATCGCGGCGGTGAGTCGCCCGATTTACCGCAATTGGCTTCAAATGGCGATCACATCAGGTGTGATTAATGTCCCCCTCGATGTGGATAGGGAGACTCTTTTCAACGCGGTATACAGCGGGCCGGTGATGCCGTGGATTGATCCGTTGAAAGAGGCTAATTCGTGGCGGGTGCTTTTACGTGGCGGTGCAGCCACGGAGGGCGATTGGGTTCGGGCTCGGGGGGCAAATCCGGGCGATGTTAAACGCCGCCGCAAGGCCGAAATTGATGAAAACGCCACCTTAGGACTGAAATTTGACACAGACCCGGCGAACGATAAAGGGGAAGGCAGTGAGCAAAAAACAAAAAAATAGTGTGTTTATGACTCCGCGAGCGGCTGCGAACGGGGAGAAAAACTGGTTTCGAATGAAAGCCAGTGGAGAACGGTCTGCTGATATTTATATCTTTGATGAGATCGGTTATTGGGGAGTGAGTGCGCGGCAGTTTGCTAGCACATTGAAAGCGCTGGGCGAGTTAGACCATATCAACTTACATATTCACTCGCCGGGTGGAGATGTGTTTGATGGCATTGCCATTTACAACTTACTTAACAGCCACCCTGCGAGCAAAACGGTCTATATCGATGGGCTGGCCGCATCGATGGCTTCAGTTATTGCGATGGTCGGTAACCCTATCATCATGCCTGAAAATGCGATGATGATGATCCACAAGCCGTGGGGCATTACGGGGGGTGATGCGGATGATATGCGTGATTACGCCGATCTCCTTGATAAGGTCGAAACGGTGCTTATCCCCGCATATGCCAAGAAAACCGGCAAGACTACTGACGAATTAGCCGACATGCTGAGCGCTGAAACATGGCTTTCTGGACGAGAGTGTGTGGAGCATGGTTTTGCTGATCAACTGACAACATCTGTGCAGGCAATGGCTTGCATTCATTCAAAACGTATTGAGGATTTTGATTCCATGCCTAATTCATTAAAGAATATGATTATTGCGCCAAAGGCCCAAGCCCCCGTATCAACACCACAGGCAGCTCCGACTGCTGCGCCATCCGCGGTTGATGAGAACGCTATCCGCGCTCAGGCGCGAGAAGAACAAAAACAGCGCATTAATGGTATTAAAGACCTGTTTGCGATGTTTGGCGGTAAGCATCAAACCCTGCAGGCATCCTGTATTGAGGATATCGAATGTTCTGTCGAGCAAGCGAAAGATAAACTGCTTGCTGAATTGGGCAAAGATGCGACGCCATCAAATAAGAACACGCCTCATAACCTTATTCATGCGAGTAACGGTAATTTTACCGGTGACGGTATTCGTCAGGCGATTATGGCGCGTGCAGGCTATGAAGAACGACAGAATGATAACGTCTACAACGGTATGACATTGCGTGAATATGCACGTATGTCACTGACTGAGCGCGGTATTGGCGTGTCCTCGTTGAATCCTGTTCAAATGGTGGGGCTGGCGCTAACCCACAGTACATCGGATTTTGGCAATATCCTGCTCGATGTCGCGAATAAGTCGATCTTGCAAGGGTGGGAAGAGGCGGAGGAAACCTTCGAGCTCTGGACTAAAAAAGGGCAGTTGTCGGACTTTAAAACCGCTCATCGTGTCGGTTTAGGGGGCTTCCCTTCCCTGCGTAAGGTTCGAGAGGGGGCAGAGTATAAATACATCACAACCAAAGATCGTGGTGAGTCAATTGCCTTGGCAACCTACGGTGAAATTTTCTCAATTACGCGTCAGGCACTGATTAACGATGATCTAAACCAGTTAACTGATGTCCCGATGAAAATGGGCCGAGCAGCGAAGGCGACCATTGGCGATCTGGTTTATGAAATTCTTACGGCGAACGCCGTGCTGTCTGATGGTAAAAAACTCTTCAGTCCAGACCACAAGAACGTAAGCACTGGGGCGATTGATGTCGCTAATTTGGACAAAGCCCGCTTGTTGATGCGAACCCAAAAAGAAGGTGATCGAAGCCTTAATATCCGTCCAGCATTTATGCTGGTACCAACCGCGCTAGAAACACTCGCTAATCAGACGATTAAGTCTGTAAGCGTCAAAGGTGCCGATATCAACGCGGGGATCATCAACCCAATCCAGAACTTTGCAACCGTCATCAGTGAAGCCCGTCTGGATGATAAAGATGCAGCCGCATGGTATCTGGCGGCGGCTAAAGGTACGGATACGATTGAGGTTGCTTATCTTAATGGTGTGGATGTGCCCTATATCGATCAGCAAGAAGGCTTTAATACTGACGGGATTGCCACTAAGGTCCGTATTGATGCCGGTGTAGCTCCGTTAGATCATCGCGGTTTGGTGTATTCAAGCGGCAAATAACTTTCCACCCATGTGATGTGAACAGCCCGAACGGGCTTTTTTTATACCTAAAATCCGGTCCCATTGGGGCCGTGGAGCAAAGAGTATGGCTACGAATTTTGTGCAAGATGGCAATGTGATCGAGGTTGTTAATGGTAATGCCGACCTAATTTCCAGCGGTGAACCTATCGTAATTGGCGATATTGTCGGTGTGGCAATTACTGATATTCCCGTGGGCGATGCAGGGGCCGCAATGGTAAGTGGTGTCTTTTTGCTACCAAAATTAGCGGCAGACGTGATCCCTATGGGGAAAAAAGTGGCGCTAAAAGATGGGAAAATTCAATTGGACGCTACTGATGCGGTGGCCGCAGGCATTGCATGGGAGGCTGCTGATAAAAATAGCGCCATGATTGAAGTGAAACTCAATGGCTAGTCCGTTTGTGCAGCTCACGGCAAAAATGGATCGTGTGACCGCTGAACGCTTTGGCAAAGCGGTCACCATCAATGGGCAGCCTTATACGGCCGTTGAGTCTCATCTATTGCCTGAAATGGGCCCTGTGCAGGGGGATGGTGTTTCATTAGTGGTTTTTTCATTGGCATATTCACCACGCCGCAACGACAACGTGGTGGTGGATGATGGGTCCTATATCGTCACCCGTCATCAGCTCTTTAATGGAAAACCTCAGATTTGGCTGGAGTAGCGCTATGTCAGTTAAAGGGCTTGAACAGGCGATCCAAAATCTGAATAGCTTGAGTCGGATAATGGTGCCCACGGCAACGGCGCAGGCCGTCAATCGTGTGGCCGCGCGAGCCATTAGTCACAGCACGCGTAAGGTAGCAAAAGAAGCGCGAGTGGATGACAACCGGCGAAAGGGGCTCCCTGTCAAATTGGTCAGGCAGCGAGCCCGATTAAGGAAGGCCAAACCGGATCGTCCAATTGCGTCGATCAAAATAAATCGAGGCAACCTTCCGGCGATCAAATTAGGCGCTGCGCGTGTGCGTCTCTCTCGTCGCAGAGAGGCAAAACACGGTAAGGGCAGCGTACTTAAAGTGGGGCCCTACACCTTTCGCAATGCTTTTATTCAGCAACTAGCTAATGGCCGCTGGCAAGTGATGCGCCGTGTTGGGCGTGCCCGTTATCCCATTGATGTGGTGAAGGTCCCCCTGTCTGGGCCGTTGACCGAAGCATTTATGGCATCGTCGTCACAACTTATCGATAGCGACATGCCAAAAGAGTTGGCCTCGGCGCTGAAAAATCAACTGAGACTACATATCAAACGATGAGCAAACATACCCAGATCCGTCAGGCCGTAACGTCACAGCTTCAACGTGAAATTACTGAGCCAGTGACATGGTTTGATGGGCGCCCTGCCTTTCTTGATGAGCAAGATCTTCCCGCTGTTGCCGTTTATCTCTCTGATGCGGAATACACCGGAGACACCTTGGATGAGGATAGTTGGCAAGCAGCGTTACATGTTGAGGTGTTTCTTAAATCGGCCCAGCCAGACAGTGCGCTAGATAGCTGGATGGAGTCGCACATTTATCCCGCACTGTCCAATATCCCAACGCTCGATACCCTGATCGAGACGATGACCCCCCAAGGTTATGACTACCAACGTGATGAGGAGATGGCGACGTGGGGCTCGGTTGATCTGACTTATCTTCTCACTTATTCAATGTAAGGATGTTATATGACAACACCTAACCCACTGGCACCAGTAAAAGGTGCGGGTACCACGCTATGGCTCTATACCGGCAAGGGTGACCCTTATGGAAACCCGTTAAGCGATGCTGATTGGTCGCGTTTGGCGAAAATTAAAGATCTTCAACCCGGCGAAATGACCGCCGAATCCTATGATGATACCTATCTCGATGATGAAAACGCCGATTGGAGCAGCACGGCTCAAGGAGAGAAATCTGCTGGGGATACCAGTTTTACCCTCGCGTGGAAACCCGGAGAGAGTGGCCAACAAGGGTTGGTTGAATGGTTTACTGAAGGGGATGTTCGTGGCTATAAAATCAAATATCCCAACGGTGCGGTTGATGTGTTCCGTGGTTGGATCAGTAGCCTAGGCAAAGCGATCCCAGCGAAAGAAGTCATTACCCGCACGGTAAAAGTTACCAACTCAGGCAAGCCGTCACTGGCTGAAGATTTACGCACACCGGCAGTCCCTGTCACTGGGGTAACCGTCACCCCTGCGACCGGCAATATTGCGGTTGGCGCCTCTGAAAGTGTCACGTTCGCGATTCAGCCAGACAATGCCACGGATAACACTTTGCGGGTTGCATCATCAGATCTAAAAACGGCGACCGTCGTGGTAAAGGATAAGGTTGCTACGGTCACGGGTGTTAAGGCGGGAAAAGTCGAAATTATCGGCATGACGAATGATGGCCAACATGTGGCCATAGCAACGTTTACCGTGGCGTAACTTCTCTCTATTTCATTTCAATGGCCCCTGACTGGGGCCTTTTTTATAGGTATTTGTCATGTTTTTGAAAAAAGAAACGTTTAAGTACAACGGCCAGTCTGTCGTATTGCACCAAATCTCGGCATTACAGCGCGTGGAGTATTTTGATTATTTAGCCTCGAAAGAAGCCATTAGCGATGAGGGAAGCGAAAGTTTACGTCATACAGCGCAGCTTGTGCGTCTTAATGTGGATGTAAACGCATGGCTGATTTCTCGCTCGTTATCCCATGAAACACCAGAGTGCGATGAAAATGAGCTTCACCAAACTATCCAAAAAACATGGCCTAGCGAAGCAATTAACGAAGCGGTGGAAATAGTGCTAGCGCTTAGCGGCATGCATCCCAAGTCAGCAGACGAGGCTGCTCCCTCGCCTGATACCGTTGAGCCGGTAGAGGAAAAGCCGCTGGCAAAATAGCGGCCCGCGAGCGGGCATTTGCACAGCGTCTGGCTCATGAGTTTCGGCGCCCAGACTGGCGCCGTATGCTCAGTGAAATGAGCGCCACCGAGTTCTCAGATTGGGCGAATTATTTTGCGCTAACTCCGTTTAGTGACCAGTTACTGGATGCGGAGTTTGCCACGATGAAAGAGATGCTTGTGACCGTGTTCGCGAGTGGGGGCGAAATACGCGCTGAAGATTTTAGCCTGCTTTCCCAGCCAGAACGTGAAGAGGTTAAAACGGATGATGAACTTATGCTGATCGGTGAAGGTGCCTACGGGGGAGTTCGATATGTCCCAACAAATTAGCGACTTAGTTATTAATCTCGATGTAGATACTGCCACGTTTAAAGAGCAAATGGCGCGTATCCGTGGGCAACTATCCGGCATGGGGAAAGATGCAGATGGTTCATCGGATCGAATGCGTAAGCTGGTGGAGAGTCAAACCAACGCCATCAAAGGGATGGGGGATACCAATGCTCGGGTAATGAGCGAGGTTAAATCTCAGCAGTCTTCTACGGCCGATACGCTCAAAAAGGATTGGGAAAAAGCATCCAAAGCGGTCGATGAAACTCACCGACGTGTCGCGGAGTTGAACCGAAAATTACAGGAGAGTCAGTCTCAGAGCTCGGCATTAGGTCGCGATCAGGATGCACTGACGGCCTCATTTTTTCGACAAATTGACGGTACAAAGCAGCTGAGTAACGGGATGCAATCGCTTGAGCGCATTCAGGAACAGATCCGTGCTGCGCGGAAAAATGGCAATATTACCCAGCAAGACTATCTCACTCTTCTATCGCATTCTTCCGCACGTATTAAAGAAACGGCACTGGCGGAGGCGGAGGCTGGTAAGCAAAAAGCGCGATTTTTACAGCAGCTAAAATCTCAGGTTGTCGCACAGAAACTTTCTGGTACTGAGCTTTTGCGCTTCAAAGCGGCTCAAGTCGGGGCTGGTGATGCGGCAGAACTGTATATCCGCAAATTAGAGACAGCTAAAACAGCAACCCGCAACCTTGGCATTCAAAGTGCGGCAGCGCGTCGTGAACTGGGTGTTTTGGTGGGGGAACTAGCTCGAGGTAACTTTGGGGCCTTGCGAGGGTCGGGCATTACCTTGGCGAACCGTGCTGGATGGATAGAACAATTGATGAGCCTACGCGGATTAGGCTTAGCCGCCGTTGTGGGAGGGATTGCAACAGCGGTCTATGTGCTGGGAAAAGCATGGTACCAAGGTTCAGAAGAAGCCGTGGCCTTTAATCGGCAACTGATTCTAACGGGTAATTATGCGAGTAAAACATCGGCTGAACTACAGTCTATGGCGAAATCACTGTCGGGCGGCGGTATCACTCAGGGCGCCATATCGAGTGCGTTAGCCTCAGTGGTGGGCAGCGGTAGTTTTTCTGGCAATGCCGTTACGATGATTGCAGATACTGCCGCTAAGATGCAGGCCAGCGTAGGCCAGTCCGTGGATGAGACAATCAGGCAGTTTAAACGCTTGCAGGATGATCCCGTGCAGTCGGTTTTGGAACTGGATAAAACGCTGCACTTTCTAACGGCAACCCAACTCGAGCAGATCACTACACTGGCAGAGCAGGGACGTACAACGGATGCTGCTCGGATAGCGATGGACACCTACGCTAATGCTATGCGTTCTCGAAGTGCCGATATTAAAAATAATCTCGGAGACTTGGAGAGCGCGTGGAAATGGTTAGGCAATGCTGCATCCGGCGCGTGGGATCAGATGCTGAATGTCGGGCGTGAGAGCACACTAAAAGACAAGGTAGAGTCTACCCGCCAACAGCTCGAGCGAGCTCAAAAGGATCTAGATAGTCTGCAACGTGGGGGGGCGGCGGACTCCACGGGATATGGCTATGGGCGTAAAAATGACTCTCTGATCTCGCAGCAAGAGACTCAGCGGGTCAGTAGCCAAAAGGCGCTGGTGACCCGCCTGCAAAAAGAACTGGGTGAACTGAGTGAGAAATCCTATCAGGATTCAGTGACCGCAGCGCGAGCAGCCGCTGAGCAAAAAGAGCAGGAGCGACAAAAGCGCCAATTTCAAAGTGACCAGGATCTCAAGCGGCAGTATGAAACCTCGGAGGAAAAACATCAGCGTGAGATTTTGCGGATCAAGAATTCCTACGCATCACAGTCTGCAAAAGATGAGGCGGTTAAGCGTGAAAATGCGCGCTTTGCCAAAGAGCAGATGAGCAACGCGCGTAAAGGACCCCAGTATAAAGCGCCGGTGGGTGACAAGGCAGAGGAATCAAGCCAAGCTGATTTACAAGCGCTGCAGGCGCAGCTGGTGGTTCTACAACAACACAAGGCGGTGACAGATGTTATCAGCCAGCAGCGCAAAGACTTATGGAAATCGCAGGCGCAATTCGCGGTATTAGAGGCCGCTGCGACTAAGCGCCAACTCACCACGCAGGAACAATCGTTATTAGCCAGCAAGTCGAGTGTATTGGCATATAAAGCCCGCGTTGCCGCGGTAGGTGACGAGGTTGTTTTACAGGAGCGATTAAATCGCCTCAATGATCAGGCCGATAAGTATCTTCTTCAGCAGCAAACTAAGCGGGACGCATTGCTGGCTAGCCAAACAAAGTCCAGCCGAGAGGTGCAGCGAGGACTTGAGCGCTCTCAACTGCTTTCAGGTCAGAAAGATAATCCTCGTCTCAATGAAATGCTAGATGCTCAGCGAAAAACGTGGGAGCAAGAGGACCAGTTGCGATCGAATTGGCAGGCCGGAGGGCAGAAAGCGTGGGCGGATTATGCAGATGCAGCAACAGATGCTTATAGTGTGATGAAAGATGCCGGAGGGCAAGCACTGACCGGTTTAAGTTCTCAACTCACCACCTTTTTGACGACGGGTAAAGCAGACTTCAAATCCTTTACCAGTTCCATTCTCAGTATGTTGACTGAAATTCTCGTAAAAATGGCTCTGGTAAATGGCGTTAAATCCTTGGCTGGTGCGATGGGATGGGGCGGCATTGAGGCCAATGCAAAAGGCGGGGTGTATTCCTCCGCAAGTTTGAGCGCATACAGTGGTTCGGTTGTCGATAAGCCGACGTTTTTTGCATTCGCTAAAGGGGGCGGTGTCATGGGAGAAGCTGGTCCTGAGGCTATTTTACCTTTACGCCGTGGCGCCAATGGAAAACTAGGTGTGGTGGCGGGAAGTGGCGGCGGCGGAAGCCCCGTTTTCCATAATACCGTTATTTTACAAAATGACGGATCAGCCACATCTAAGTCATCTGGTGGCAATGAAGCTGTGAGCAAAACCATGATGAAAATGCTCGATCAGTTTTGTCAGGACAATATTAGTAAATCCCTTCGTCCGGGAGGACAGCTTTTTAACGCGATGAAAGGTCGTTAATCAGCGTATTCATTGAGGAACGCTCATGGCAATTGAAACTTTTATGTGGCCTACACAGATCGCAGGACAGCCCACGACGGAGTACGCCAGAACAATACGCGAGGTGCAATTTGGTGATGGATATAAGCAGGTATCTGAAAGTGGCATTAACTCAGAGCGGATAAAGTTTTCTTATTCTTTTCGTGGCTCTCTGAGCGTGGCCATTGCGATCCGTGATTTTTGTCGTCGTCACTGTACTAAGGCATTTATTTGGACGCCTCCGCATGGTGATGAAGGGTTGTACATTATCAGCGCAGATTCAATCCGATTAATTCCTAACGGCAAAACGCAAGCAACAGTCTCGGCGACTTTTGAGCAAACCTTTTCAGCTGTGGAGGTCTAATGTCACTAAATAGCGATTATCAAAAATTGGAGCCGGGTAATACAGTTCGTCTGTTTGAAGTCGATGGCTCCGCATTTGGTTTGGATGAAGTATTGCGTTTTCATGCTTATAACCTGTCTCATACGCCGGAAGAAATCACTGCGGCTGGTGGGGATAGCGCTAAGCTCGCCGCAAAATCTATCTGGTGGCAAGGAAAGGAATACGGTGCATGGCCTTGCCAAATAGAAGGATTAGAAATGGCGACGAGTGGTAGCACCGCCCAGCCTACATTGACCCTTGCTAACTTAAACGGTTCGATTACTGCGCTTTGTCTAAGCTTTGAAGATATGGCGCAGGCTAAAGTGACTATTCACGACACGCTGGCACATTATCTCGATGCAAAGAACTTCCCCGAAGGCAATCCTACCGCCGATCCCGAGCAGGAAAAAAAGCAGGTTTACTATATCGACCGTAAGTCACTCGAAAACGATGAAACCGTTGAATTTGAGTTGGCGAGCCCTGCCGACTTGCGTGGCCTGCAAATACCGACGCGCCAAATCCACTCGCTGTGTACATGGTGCTCACGCGGCTGGTACCGAACAGGCAAAGGGTGTGATTACGCGGGGACGCGCTACTTTGATGAGAATGGGCAGCCGGTTGATGATCCGAGTCAGGATAAATGCGGTGGGTTACTCAGCGATTGTCAAAAGCGCTTTGGTGAAAACAATCCTGTTCCATTTGGTGGTTTCCCCGGTTCATCACTGATAAGGCAATAGCATGAGAGAGAAAACGATACAGGCTATCGTGGCACATGCCGCAGAGGTTTATCCGGCTGAATGCTGCGGCGTGGTGGCGCAGAAATCACGTGTCGAGCGTTACTTCCCCTGCCGTAATATTGCGGAAAACCCAACGGAGCAGTTTCATTTATCTCCGGAGGATTATATTGCAGCAGAAGAATGGGGAACCGTAACGGGGATTGTTCATAGCCATCCCGATGCCACCACGCAGCCGAGTGAGCTGGATAAGGCTCAGTGTGATGCGATGGCAATACCGTGGCATATCGTGAGTTATCCTGAAGGGGACTTGCGCACCGTGATGCCGCGTGGGGAATTGCCGCTGGTGGGTCGCGCTTTTGTGCTGGGGCATACCGATTGCTGGGGGCTGGTTATGAGCTACTTCCGGCAAACGCATGGCATTGTGCTTAATGATTACCGCGTTGATTATCTATGGTGGGAATCAGGAAGCGAAAATCTCTATCTGGATAATTGGTATGAATGCGGTTTTCGTGAGTTTAGTGGCTCACCTCAATCAGGCGATATGATGATAATGCAAGTCTCTGCGCCAGTCGCGAATCATGCCGGTATTCTGCTCGAAGGGAATATGTTACTGCATCATCTCTACGGGCATTTAAGTCAGCGAGTACCTTACGGTGGATACTGGAAAGATCGAACTGTGAAGATAGTCAGACATATGAGCCTGATTAACCAATAAAGCTTATGGTACCCTTTGAGCATTAACTAAAGGGATGCTGATATGAAAAAAACAATCGTCATTTTAGCTGTAGTTGGAATGGTTGGCTGCTCATCAATGGCAGAGCTGCGCTCCGGAAAGCCAGAGGCTACATTTTACTCTAATAAAAACATTGATGAGGTCTCTGAATGTATTTTGTCTGGATGGCAAGAAAATAGCGTTAGGTATGGTGATGTTTTCATTCAACCTTACAAGGGAGGGAAAACAGTTTACACACCTAACAGCACTGAGGTTTCTGATGTGGTTAATGTGGATGGTAAAACACAAATTAGCTTTTATCATCAATCTGGGATTTTTAGCTATCGGATAAACAGCCGACTTGATGCTATCAAACGATGTATTTAATTTCACTAAACCCGCTTCGGCGGGTTTTTTTATGGGGATATTTAAATGGCTTTTATCGAAGTTCCATTGAGAAAAATTGTTTTTCATGGGCCGCTAATTAATCGGTTTGGTCGAGAGTTCTCTTATCGGGGAGACTCTGTACCAAAAATGATTCAAGCTGCTAAAAACCTTTTAGATGGATTTGAGGCATTTTTACTTGAGGCGCATAAGCGAGGTCTCACATTTGCTATTTTTGTTGGTAATGAGCGAAAGCGCAACATACCAGAGGCTGAGATAGAAATGACTAAGGGGAAGGATGATATCCACTTAGTTCCAATTATTATTGGCAGTAAGCGAGGGGGCCTATTTCAAACAATATTAGGTGTAGCTCTCATCGGCGCTGCAACTTTTTTTAGTGGTGGTCTAGCTACTGCATTTACGGCATCGGGTGTATGGGGTGGTGCTATGGCATTAACTGGAGCATCGATGGCGCTCGGCGGTGTAGTCCAAATGCTATCCCCCCAACAGGCCGGTATTCGAATGCGACAAGATCCGGACAATAAACCCAGCTATGCATTTGGCGGCCCTGTTAACAGTACTGCTCAGGGCAATCCTGTTGCTATCGGTTATGGTGAGCGAGAGATCGGCGGGGCAGTTATTTCCGCTGGGATATATACCGAAGATCAGCAATAAACATATCAATTCACAAGACCCGCTGCGGCGGGTTTTTTTATGGGTGAAATATGATAAACGAGATTAAAGGCAAGAAAGGCGGTGGCGGTGGTGGGCATACACCTGTTGAATCACCCGATAGTATCCAGTCGATGGCTATTGCCAAAATATTGCTCGCGCTGGGTGAGGGGGAATGGGCTGGTGGCCTTGATGGTACCAATATTTTCCTAGATGGAACGCCGCTCACTAATGAGGACGGTAGCTCGAATTTCGAGGGGGTAAGCTGGGAGTTTCGCCCCGGCACCCAATCGCAGGAATATATCAAAGGTGTCCCTGCTGTTGAGAATGAAATCACCATCGGTACCGAACTTAAAAGTTCAGCTCCGTGGGTGCGTGCGGTTAACAATACCCAGCTATCGGCAGTGCGTTTGCGGTTCGGCTGGCCTGCATTACAGCAGCAAAAAGATAATGGTGATGTGAACGGCTATAAAATTGAATACGCTATCGATGTGGCCACGGATGGTGGCGCATATCGCGAGGTGCTCAAATCTGCCGTTGATGGTAAAACGACAACGCTTTATGAGCGTAGCCACCGTATCGATTTACCCAAAGCGACAACCGGCTGGCAGTTGCGTGTTCGCCGTCTAACTGCCAACGCTAATAGCGGTCGTATTGCTGATACGATGAACGTTGAGGCTTACACTGAAGTTATCGATGCAAAATTAGCGTATCCCAACACAGCGCTGCTCTACGTGGAATTTAACGCCAAGCAGTTTCAAAATATCCCCAAGGTGACATGCCGACCCAAGATGATGATCGTCAGAGTGCCGGATAATTATGATCCGGTCACGCGGCAATATTCTGGCGTCTGGACGGGGGGCTTTAAGTGGGCATGGACTGATAACCCTGCATGGGTGTTCTATGACATCCTGATCTCTGATCGTTACGGTTTAGGCCAACGTATTGACTCCACGCAGGTGGATGAATCGGAGCTTTATCGTATCGCGCAGTATTGTGATCAACTGGTGCCCGATGGTCGTGGCGGTGGAGGAATGGAGCCGCGCTTTAAGTGTGATGTGTACATTCAGTCGCGTGAAGATGCGTGGACCGTTCTGACGGACTTTGCCGCGATATTCCGCGGTATGACCTGTTACGGGCAAAATCAGATTGTGACACTGGCAGATATGCCGCGAGACTTGGATTACACCTACACGCGAGCCAATGTTATCAATGGGAAGTTTGCCTACTCAGCATCGAGCGAACGCACACGGTACACCACCGCCATGGTGGGATGGTCAGACCCAGCCAATCATTATGCCGATGCTGTCGAATCGGTGTTCGAAAATGCATTAGTACGCCGCTACGGGGTGAACCAGACCGAGATCACAGCCATTGGTTGTACGCGTCAAAGCGAAGCTAATCGCCGTGGGCGCTGGGCATTATTGAGTAATAGCCAAGATCGAACGGTTGAGTTTTCCGTGGGACTCGATGGTTTAATCCCGTTTCCGGGGCATATTATTGGCGTTGCCGATCAGATGCTCTCAGGGCGAGTCATGGGAGGCCGTATTAGCAGCGTTGAAGGGAGAAATGTTCGCCTCGACCGCGAGCCAGATATTAAGAGCGGTGACCGTCTGATCGTTAATTTACCTTCTGGTATCAGTCAGGCCAGAACGGTGCAGTCGGTAGATGGTCGCCTCGTCACTGTAACAACAAACTACAGCGAAACTCCGCAGGCCGAATCAGTATGGGCAGTTGATGCTGATGAACTTGCCGTGCAGCTCTACCGCGTTGTGAGTGTGGCAGACAACAACGACAACACCTACACCATCGTTGGGGCTTACCATGACCCGGACAAATATGCGCGGATTGATACCGGCGCACGTATAGACGATCGCCCCATTTCTGTTATTCCACCGGGTGTTCAGGTTGCGCCAGAAAATGTTCTTATTACCAGCTACTCAAGCATCAATCAGGGAATAGCCGTTACCACGATGCGCGCAACGTGGAACGCGGTGAAGAATGCGATCGCTTATGAGGCTGAGTGGCGAAAAGATAACGGTAACTGGGTATCAGTCCCGCGCACGTCGGCGCTGGGCTTCGAGGTTCCCGGTATTTACGCTGGTCGTTATTTGGTGCGCGTTCGTGCTATCAACGCCAGTGATATTTCATCGCTATGGGCTAGCTCGTTAGAAACTGAACTTAAGGGTAAAGAAGGGAAGCCGCCGCAGCCGGTTGGTTTCAAAACTGATCCGCTAGTTTTTGGCATACAGCTTTCGTGGAATTTTCCTGAAGGAGCGGAAGATACCCTTAAAACTGAGATTCAGTACAACGATAAAAACGCTGAAGACGGAGCCATGCTTCTATCTGATATTCCGTACCCTCAGCGCAGCTATCAGCAAATGGGATTGAAAGCAGGACAGTCTTTCTTCTATCGCGCTCGATTGGTTGATAAGACGGGGAATCAGGGTGACTGGATTGAGTGGGTATTAGGGGAGTCCAGCACGGATGTTGATTGGATTGCTGATGAAGTTAAAAAGGGGATTGAGGAGTCTGAGGTATTTAAAGAATTAAATGAAAATGTAGTTGATGCAAATAAAAAGCTTGATGAGATAGCTGGAGATTCAATATCAAACTCGACGGCATCAATTATAAACTCTTTAACTATTGATGCAGACTCTAAGCGCTGGCGTAAAGAAAACGGAGATCGAAAAGCAGAAATTACAGTAACGAGAGAGGCTATCGCTACTGAAACAGAAGCCCGTGCAACGCAGGTAATAGAACTTAAAACCGAAACAGAAAAGACAAACGCGAGTTTAGCGAAGCTCTCCCAAACTGTTTCTGATAATGAGAGTTCAACAGCTACAGATATTACCAATTTAAATGCTAAGACGGATAAAACTGATACATCCCTGAGTTCATTAAGCCAAACAGTTGCGGATGGCGAAAAAGCATTATCCCAGCAAATCACCCAGCTAAATTCAAAAACTGATACCACTAATAGCAATATCACTGAATTGAGCAAAACAGTCGCAGAGGGGGACAAAGCTTTATCCGAGAAGGTCACAGCACTGACAACAACGGTTAACGGCAATACCGCAGCGATTAAAGTCAGAGGCCGAACCATATTCGATCAGAATGGGGTTGGAAGCGCGGTATACAGCATTGGTACTGGCATTACGTACAAGGACAAGTATTACGCGGCTGGTTTGTCTGTTGGGGCCGAGGTTAACGCTGCTGGGGCAGTAAGCACACGTATTTTAGCCAGTGCTGATCAATTCGCTGTGTTAAATCCTGCCACTAACGGGTATACGTTGCCATTCTTCATTCAAGGTTCGCAAACCTTCATTGTTTCCGCGCTCATCCAAGATGCATCGATAACCAACGCCAAAATCGGCAGCTATATTCAGTCAAACAATTACGTCGCGGGTAAGGCTGGCTGGCGTATCGATAAAAATGGAAATGCGGAGTTCAGTGGCGTCACTGTTCGCGGAACTATCTATGCATCAGATGGAGTATTCACCGGTACCATTAATGGGAATGATGGATATTTTAAAGGCACTATCTATGCTGAAAAAATAGTTGGTGATGTAACAGCCGCTGGGACAATCCCTTCGCTGGTTCAAACAGCGGGTGGTTCATTTGAATTAAGCTCGCAAATTATTTATTCAGGAGGGATGAGTTATCCCGTTTATTTATCTGTGCCGTCTGCGCAGCTTATTACCGCGCTTCGAATATCTTCAGCAACAATGGGGTTGCGCTGTCGGATATTAATCAATGGCGTTACGAAATTTGATGTTACTAAGAACATGTCGGCAAGCGATGCGTGGTCATTTGCAGCGGGAGCAATTATTAATGCTGGAGTGACTAACGCTGTCGTAAAAATAATCATCAATGGCTCAATGACTGTCAATGGTAGTGTCACACTAGCAGAAACGTCTGTATTTGCTTTCAAAGCCAACGCTACTCAATTCCATTCATAGTTTTTAATTCCCGCTTCGTCGGATTTTTTATTGGAGCAAATATTATGTCTTTATATGGGACCGGAACGATCACGGGCGCATTGAATGCAACAACTATTACCGGCACCGGCACAAAGTGGAGCGATGCGAAGATCGGCATTACGAATGGCTCTGTACTGTTTGTATCGTCTAATGCAGGGGTTGATGGCGTCTATCAGGTTAAGCGTGTCATTAGCGATGCGTCGATAGAGCTGGCCCAGCCAATCTATAAAGCGTTTACTAATTCTAAGTATTCGATCCTGGTAGCAGAGTCGGCAAGTACAGCTGCATGGTCTAACCAACTCGCTGCCACGCTTGGATACTATCAAGCGCAAATGGACGGCTGGCAGCAGATTATGACTGGTACAGGCGATGTTGCACTCACTGCGCCAGATGGCACTAAAGTAACGATTAAAAGTTTTACCGCGCTTGATAAAGATAAAATGAGTATTGGGGCTTTTGGTCTTGGTTTAAAAAAAGATAATTTGCCTGACTCTTTAGACGGGGCTTCGGGCTTTTTCGGGGCGGGAAGTTATGCTGTTGGCACATCAGCTGCTGTTGTTGTTCAGTCCTCATACGGTGCCGAACGACGGGGGCAACTGGCTGTTAACATGTCCAATGAAGCTTTTTTCAGATTCTGTAACTCCGCCAGTGAAAGTGCCACTACACACCCTTGGAAGAAGATTGCAGCACATGGGGATACCAACGTTAGTTTTGGTTCTGGCTTTGAGGTAGCCAATAAGGTTGGTGCGGGTTATATCGTATTTAATGTAGTAAATAATGCACGGCTCATCACCGATAACGGCTGTAAGTTTGCTATAGAAATTCCAAACTCTACAGAAAGACCTTACATGCTACAGCGCAAAAATGATGGTACGACCACAGGTCAAATAGTCAATCAACTCCCAGTATCTTCTGGGCAGATCGCTATACAAGGTACCTCTGGGCGTGAGTATAAAAAGGATGTCGTTGATGCAGATGAAACCGAAGCACTCAATAGAATTAATGAACTAAGACTTGTCAATTATACATATATCGACGATGAGAAAGGCCGCTTACGCTTTGGGTTCATTGCTGAAGAGGCTGAAATAATCGCCCCGCAATATATAAAACATATGCAAGAACCCATTGATGAAATAGCAGATCCTGATAGTGGGGAGGTTATTGATAGAATTTATCGGGATAGACCATGCGTAGATAATAATCCTATTGTCATGGACTTGCTTGGCGCAATTCAGGCACTTACGTCAAAGGTCAATGAACAAGAAGCAAGACTGCTTGCATTGGAAAAATATCTAATAGATAAGTAAGTTAGTTTGCGCCGGTCCGTATGCAGAGACCGGCCCAGTGACAATAGTAGTGCCATGATATTGATTTTAACACTATAATAAGCAAAGGCTTGCCTGCCGGTTTCAAAACTAGCTTGGTGGATTTATGCTGATTCGATGTATGAAGGAGGTGGGAGTGCCTGCAGAGATTAAAGTATACCTTGAGGATGCTAATCAAGCCTATAGCTCCGGTGTGTGGTGCCTATTAGAGGAAATCTTCTCTGAAGATATGGGGATGCTTCTGAAACGGATTGATGGAGTTTCAGCAACAGTTGCATTACGTGATGCAGATATCTATGTAACACCATTCAGTGCAGGAATAGACCGAATTTGCGCTTATATGTTTAGTCATCATAAAAAAAACTTCCTTCTTATTGGTATTAGCATCGGACAAAATTTGCCAATTGTTGAGAACCTATTCCCCTGTTTGCAAGGAAGCGTTTTTATCCGAAGAACTGACTCTGTTGAGCAAGTTCGTCATAAGGTGTCTCAAGCTTGGACTATGTCAAACGAAAAAAAAGAAGAAAAATGCCGTTCATGCCGTCGCCTATTATTAACAGCAGGTGAAAAACGTGTAATCTATTATTTAGATAAAGGTTTTAGCGTGTCTCAAATTGGTAGTATTCTAGGGATAGGAATGAAAATGGCAAGTCAAAGAAAACGGGAGGTTATGAGGAAGTATAATTTGCACTCAGATGTAGAACTGTGGAATTTTCTTAACAAATGGCGAGAATATTTAATTCCTTCTGAATAATGCTCCCACCACTCTAGCGAGCTTATGTTGAGTAAGTTCGAAGGAAATCCGTAAGTATTAGAAAAATCAGAGTGTATATAACAGACCGGCGCAGTGACAATACCAGTGGATCGCTAATGCGTTTAAGTGATTCAAATGGATAATGTCAGGCGCGGATACTACAGAGATAAACCAGAGTAACAATAAGGCTTAATCCTAGAAAATACTCAATCCCTCTTAACTTGAGACTGAGCAGTGACTCGCTGCTACGCATCAGAACTATTGTAGCCACCGATAGTTTTTTTAATGTATTGTTTTATTTATAACCATTCATTAATAAGGGCTATTGCTGCATGACGACTAATCAATTCCCTCGGATGTACACAAATGAGCTCATTCCTAAAATCCTTTCAAGCCTTGATATATCAACCTGTAGCGACGAAATGCTATCAAGCCTAAGTGGCAATAGCAGGGTAATTATTCAAGAGCAGGAAGTCTATATTCGTGCTCATCCCCCCATCGTGATTTATCGGCTTGCAGCAAAAAGGGGTCAAGTTAGAGACGGCGAAACCGCCAAAATAGCCTCTAGTGAGGTGATGATTTATCTGAAAAATGATATTTCTGCACGACTAACAAAATTGGGCAATAGTGATATTTATCCCGATGGCACTACGACACAGATTTCGACAGGAAGGGGTAAAGAGCATCGACCTGGACTGACTCAAGCAGCACTCGTTGGTCGCCGTTTAGATAATAGTGATGAAGTCATAAATACGCTCCAAGATTGCTTACTGATGACTACCCGCTCAGGCGAGGCAGTGTCTGATAATTTCTTGGTGGAGTGTCACTGATGAATCGCATGAGTGTGAATGGCAAAGGTCAAGGATTGCATGGCGATAAAACAACGACAGGCGCCATATGTCTGACGAGTTTACCCAATGCATCGCAGAATAATCGCGGTATTTTGCGTATCGATGATGTGACAACCGCGTGCCCGAAGTGTGGCAAAGTCGGTAGAATCATTAGCGGCGATTCACGATCGACATACAATGGCCGAGCGACGGCGGTTGATGGTTCATTGGTCTTATGTGGATGCCCAAGCGGGAGTAATCGCCTCATCGCGCCTCTTGGATGGTTAGAGTCGGAAATAGGCGCTTCAGCGGAACAACCCTCAATATCAACGCCACAACAATTCGCTCAGGCGGCTAAAAAGCCCGAAGTGGAGCCGGTGGCGACTGAACAAGAGAATGTTTCAATGCCGGTGTTTGCTAAATCGCGAGAGCGCGGTGACGGAAATACCGAGGCAGGAACTGAACCGGAGACGCACGAAAATTTTGCGCTGATGGGGTATTTTCGGGCAGTGCCGTTGCCTGAACCTGAACAACATGCACAGAGTACGAAACGGCCTGAGACAGCACCCGAGCCGGAAAAACCGTGGTACAAAAAATTATTTGGTGGTGCTTCATCGTCAGCACCGGCGATGGCTGTGCCGGTTGCCGCCAGTAGCGTGTTTCCGTCGGGTTCGGCGGCATTGGAATGGTTGGGCGGGCGATTTTTGACTACCGGCACGTGGGCGGTTCGCGCGGCAGTCCCGTTTGGTGAAGTTGTCGCTGCCGGTGTGGGCGCACCGATAGCGGTGGCGCTGGTTGGGATGATGCCGCGGACGCTGAACAGCGGTGAGCAGGATTTTATTGACCAGATGCGACTGGCGCAGTCGGCAGAGTCACGGGGTAAAGTGCCGACGCGGGTGCGTTTTCGTTGGGTGGATGATGGTCATGGTCGTTTGACGCCGGTGGGCTATCACACGCCAACGGAAAGCGGTTTATCCGAAGTACCTGTGCGTGAGATGGTGCTTAACACACTGACTGGGCTGTATGAGTTTACGACCGAGGGTGAAAAGCAAGTCACGATTTACTGGAACCCTGACAAGCTAGAGCTAGATATTCCCTCGAATACAGGACATCAGGATAGCCCAAGCTTACCGTCGTCCATAACGGTACTGCCGATACCGGAGAAGGTCGGAAGCGATATCGAGAGTTATCCAGCGCCGACTGAGGGGGATTTTGAGGATTACATCCTTGTTTTCCTCGGGACGGATATGCCCCCGATTTATATCTACCTGAGTAAGCCACCGGTAGAGTTTTTGGAAGTAGAACTATACAGTGACTTTAAGCGTCGCTCTCGGCAGGGGAAATATGAGGCTGACCATATGCCATCTTCGGCGGCTGTGATTGCTTATTATCATCGTATGCACCCTGATTTAACACCTAAGCAATTAGAAGTATTAGCAAAAGATGTTGCTTCTATTGTTATCCCTAAAGAAGTGCATCAAAAGGTAAGTGAGACGTTTGGTGGTCGTAATAAGAAGCCTCAAGTTGATATTGATTCACGTGATTTGAGGGCTGCACTGGATAGGAACTTTAATGCCATTAAACCAACATTAAAAGAACATGGTGCTACAGAAGAGAAACTTGAAGCTGCGAGAGCGAAAATGCATAAACTGAATGAAAGCGTGGGGTTATACAAATGACTGTAAACGTAGAGGCATTAATTAGAAGTTTAGGTAATACATATCAGGACATCGTTGGCGCTGATTTAATCCCCTACAAGACAAAACCCACAGGTTTTTCCGGAGGTGATTTTTTATCTCTAGACATGGTTAAGGAAGGTGTGTATCTCGCATTTAAAAGAGATGGGAAATATCTTTTTTCCATCACGGTTACTTTAAGGAATAGTGAAGATCCGTCTTATTCTTTTCCTAATGAACTACCTACTCCTCTTCAAAAAAGAATGTCAATTCAAGGTGTGCACGAGGCTTTCGGACTGCCCGATAAAAGTATTTCACCAAGGCACATAGGTAGGCTAAATATAGGATTGAAAGAGAGGTATACCCTAGAAGGGTTCCATATACCCGTAGTTATGGAAGTTACTTATGATTTGGCAGAATTGGTTGAATCTATCACATTCATGCCAACATCGGAATTGCGTTGGTAGGTTCGCTATGGCGCTTCGATCTGTGTAAAAGGTTGGGGCGCTTACCAAGGTATTGTCAGGCGCGGATTGTACGGGATAATTCTTAGATGGGGTGAGGCTTCCGTAGTGGATAAAACCCCTGCAATAACAGGGGTTAAACTTTTTGTTGCAGCTTTTCTTCGTACAATCGTTTGAGTTTCATTGGTATAAAAAATGAACATGCAAATGACAGGATGCTTAACCAGCAAATTATAAACTCTAAAATCAGACTAATTTTAGTGGGCTTTGGTTGCGGTAATTTAGTTAAATCCCCAGACGGGAGCCCTATATAGTAAAAGAAAATAAGGCATAATACGGTGAGGTATAGGTAAAACAGCATCATATACCTGTTGAACCGAGTTTCAAATTTTCTCTTATTTGCAAATCTCTGCGATTTGGAAAGCCCATCTGTGAAAGACGCTGTTTCACCTGACGTGGTAATAACTAACAACAAAAAACCAGTCAGTATTGAAAATATGTTCGCTACAAGACCAAGCAAATCCTTGTTGTACCGGATCTTCTCATGAAGAACTGATGCAGCAACGAGTGAGATGCAGAGAAAAATACCTAAGAAAAAGATATACTTCCAATCCTTCCTTTTCATTAGTCATCCTCCAGCTATAATCTTTCTGTGATCTTGTACTATAGGATAAACTCCCTAAAGTGCTCAAGGATTTCTTTTGCATGCTCTGATTTTATAGTAGTTGAACCATACTTGCGCGTGTAGTAGTCCTTCTTGGTGCTAATCTCAGAACTTTTTATTGTCTGCCCTTTCGACGTAGTGATGAAAAAATCGTCTGAAAGATCATCAATGATTAGGCTAGGATTTTTATTGGCAACAGTTATCAGCTTAGGATTGTGTTTTTTATCTAATGTCAATAGCCCATAAAATGAATCATCATCGTCATCCTCTTTTTCTATCAGACTAGAAAGGGCGTTTTTTACTTTATCTACAGCTCCGGCATTAGCTAGCTTGATAGACTCTAAGTCTTCTTTTGTTGTTTCAACAGCTAAACTAATAGATCGGATACCGTCTTTTAGGATTTTAGATAATGTATTCTTATTTAATTTTTCAGATACAGTGACGGTAATTCCAAGAAGCTTGAAAAATCTTCTTAACTTGGCTAATTGTTGAGCACCGTTTATCTGGAAGATTGTTAATATGCTGTTACCAGTAGCTAGCAAAAAAATATGACATTTATCATAGTTTTCTATGTTTTGTAGATCGATTACTTCCTCATCTGAATCTTTCGGTGTTACTGGTACGAGAGCCTTCGGTTCGTAAAATGTGATGCCGGCAAAAATCTGATCGTCTTCTGAGTCGAGATTTTTTATCCTTACCCTCAACTCTTTGGAGTACTCAATATCGCTATTTATATGGAATTTTTCACATGCATTGAGTACGTCTACTATACTTTTGTTTCCCTCGCATTCAACTTCGAATAATGACGCTTGAGCTTGCTTTGGGTATTCTCTGTTCTTTGCTTCTGAAAAATTCATAGGCTTCTCCGATTTGCCTTAGTGGAATTAATAATTTCATTAAAATTTTATAATGATTTTAAGCTCAAGCTTAACTTCGTACTGCTGAATACAGTTTGCGATTCTGCAATAACACTCAACTATAAAGCTTATTTGAGGCTATATATTAGCCTAGTTAATCTATTATCCTAGATATGTTAATTCTTCCAGCGCTGGACAACCGATCAGCAATCAGTCTTTGGTGTTTTGGCACCAAATCTTCTCTTCTTTGCCTCTGGTTGCCGATCTATCCATTTTTCTATTTCCTTCCAATTGTAAAAACATTGGCTGTTATCCATAGGAATACCATCGGCGGAAACGTGTTTGTACTCTCGCCCTTCCATCCAGCATTGCTCACGCGCTGTTTTTATCGTATTTTTCTTGAGTCCAGTTATACCCGTGAGCACTGATTCAGAAACCCACTTTGCTGGCACCAGATGTACTACCGATTCCATCGTTTACCCCAAGTTAGAAACCCATAAGGTATTTAAGCATACAAGCCTAAAACTGAGGGGTGACGAACGTCTATAGTTTTCATTTTTCAGATAAATTAATATGTCTTATACAACTTAAGAAGGCTGAATGGAGAAGTTAACTCTAAGCAAAAAAGAAGCAGCTGAGCTTCTTGGTATCAGCACAAGTACCCTAACTCAGTGGGTTGTCACTGGCAGGATAAGGGCAACGCGAAAAAACTTAAATGCGCCACGATCGCCATATCTTTTCACGAAGGCTGATTGTTTGGATGCGTTGGCACAAGGGATAACTGTTAGTAGGTCTACTGTAGCTACTCCTCAACTGAAATATGACAAAATACCAACTGTTAACGCTACTGCAAGTACTCCAGCACATGTGAAAAGGGTTAATGAGAAGCTGGCGGCTTTATTAAAAATAAGAACTAAGCGGTAG